ACATAGTTATTTCCCTTTCTTCTTGGCTTTTTTCGCCCCTTTAGCCACCGCTGCGTTATCAACGAGATTTGGATAAGGACGTCCTGCTGCTTTGGCTCTTGCCTTAGCCGCAGACTTCTGAGATGGTGTTAGTTTTTTATCTTTACCTGAAGGATCTTTTGTATTCCAAAATGCTTTTGCCATTTAACAATCCCACTTTCTTAATGCTAATGCTTTACGAGTTGGCTTGCCATTTTTCTCCATTGGTCCTGGCATACCACCCATCCTTGCACAAAATGATTTACGACGTGCTGCTTTCTTAGGAGACTTCTTTGCTGCTTTTGCAGATACTGGAGGTTTTAATGTTCCGCCAGTTTCACGCTTATATGATGCACGACCTTTTGCGTTTAATCCACCCTCTGGATTCTTACCCTCTTTGCGTTGCCACGCTGCTGTCTTTGCCATTATTTTCCCTGACTTTTATGTGGATTGTTTTTGTGCCAACTCTTTACAGCCTTGACACCTTGCTTAACAGTCTTTGATCCACCCTTTTTTGTAAGATTAATCTTATCCCATTTACCTTGATTTCCAGCATGATCTACAATTATATCGCCCTTTTTATTGGCTTTAACAGTGTGTTTAATGCCGCCAACTTTTAAAGTTTTTGATTTTTCTTTTTTCTTTTTATCAGTCATTAGGCCACCGACTTCTTGTGTTTATAACGGATGGGGGCTTTTGGACGTCTTACTATTCCGCCTTTTTTTCTTTTCATCCCTGCTCCACCAGATTCATATTTACTTTCAGTTAACCCAGTTCTAATATTTTTTTGAGGCTGTTTACCAGCCTTTGCTCCAATTCCTAAACGACGTTTTTTCATTACTTCTTCTTTTTAGATTTCTTAGACATTCCTGATTCACTCATTGCAATGGCAACCGCTTGCTTTTTAGATTTAACTATTGGGCCCTTTTTAGATCCGCTATGAAGTTTACCTTCTTTGTACTCCTTCATTACTTTCTCTACCTTACCCTTAGATTTCTTCATTGCCATCATACTCCTCTTCCTCTAAATCTTCGTCAAACAAGTCTTCGTCGAAGTCCTCTAATTCTACATCATCAAACTCAAAAAGCGATGGGTTTAACTCTTCTTCAAAATTTCCCATAGGTGTTCCTAATTAGCGTAGGCCTGAAATTGAGGATCATTGACAAGTTCTTCTGGATTTACTAGGTTGCAATCAATTGTAACAACTGCGTAATTGTCTTTATAACGTCCACGAGGAAGGACACGGGTAGGAACAAAGACAGAGTCTTGAAATACTATACGGTCTTTAATGTGAATATTAGGATCACCTATCATTGCTGGAAGTAAACGATTTACATCTGCTACAGAGGTTACAAGGCGCAAAGTATCTACTACGTAAAATCCTCGTTCATTCATTATGTTTGTACCACGAAGTTGTTGCGCCATAATTACTGGCATATCAAAAGGGTCTTTCCAACGACGGCCTTTGCCTGTTACTTGACTAGAGGTATCGTAAATGTCATCAAAAACTTCAGTTGGGTTTGCATTTAGATAGGTTTGATCCCAAACCCACCAGTCAACTTTTGTACCTACAGGATCACGAAGGTCTTCGACTATGCCTTCATTAATAGATAGGTTTTCATAGTCGATCTTAAATCGTCCTTGGACTTTTGAACCACGCATAGGTTAATTGTCCTCCATTAATTATATAAAAAATAACAAAACGTAAAAATTTATAATTAATGTATTTTAATTATTTTTATTTAACTACTACGTCTTTTCCAACTTATAGTTGGTTCATCCCAAACGTAACTTTCAGGATCATTTTCGTCTGGATAAGGAACTGGGGATTCCCATAATCCTTTTGTTTCATTAAATATAAATGATGGAAATTCTACAGGTTTTGAAAAATAAAACATATCTTTTTCTTCATCATAAACCATTCCAATACCAGCATAATTTGTTCTAAAAGGAGTTTTATTATCTTTATGTGTTCCTTCATAAGTATTGTAAGAAGTTCTTTTCCACCTTCTATGGTTAAATAAAGATTCTAAAAAATTTATACCACTTTCTTCTTCATTTAATGAATCAATAGAATCATTATTAACTTTTATTACATTAATAACCTTGTTATTTTCATCTAATTCTGCAAAATGAGCCATTACCAGGTCACACTCCCTGCTCCTGTAAAAACATAGTATGTATAAGTAGCATCACTAGTAACTGTTGGAGATCCTACTGTAACTGCAGTGCTGTAATTTTTTGAATGTCTAATAATAACCGCTCCTCCTCCTCCAGTTTGACGAGTTCCACCAGCACCGACTGCGATTGAGTATGTAGTTCCTGTAGTTACAGCAAAAGCACTTTCTGCACTTGAACTACGGCCAGATGTGCCTACAGAAGTTCTATAACCACCTGCACCACCTCCTCCTCCCTTATCACCACTTCCGCCACCAATATAACCACCGTAACCTATTCCGTTAGGACCAGCAGAACCAACTGCATAGTTAACTGATGATCCAGAAATACTGGATGTTATACCTGAACCACCGTAACCTGATCCACCGTTACTGCCTGCTCCTCCTCCACCGCCTTGATTGCCATTATAGTTTGCAGCGCCGCCATCCCATCCCTGTCCCTCAGTTCCTGATCCACCACCATTTGTATCTCCGAAATAAGAACTATATCCGCCGCCGCCACCAGAGCCGCCACTGCCACCGCCACTAGACGGTCCACCTAATCCACCACCAATAGAAACTAGAGTTCCAAGACTTGAGTTACCACCTTGTCCACCCGCTACGTTAGCGGGTCCGCCACCGCCACCGCCACCTGCAATAACTGCAAAGTCAACAGATGTTGGAGGATTAGGTGTACTAACGGCAACGCTACTACTTGAGTATGCACTAGTTCCTGTAGAATTTTCTGATCTTACTTGAAAAGTATAACTAGTACCTCCACCAGTTAAACCATCTACTCTAACAGGTGATGTACCAGCACTAGTGCCAACAATATTTCCAGGAGTTGAAATGGCTCTAAACGTAGTTGCTAAACCACCTCTAATAGCATTAGTAACTGGAACAAGTGCATAGTTACCTGGCGCAGTTGGTGTTCCTGGAGTAGGTGCTTGAGGAACATCTGCAATTTTTGAAGCGCCAGCAGATGCATCGCTGTACTTCTTACCAGTTAAGTTAGAGTCACTCGCCTTCCGTGTTGCCATTACGCTATCTCGCTTCCAAACGCAGTGAAGGACATTGTTGCTGTTGATCCATAAACTCTGATTGCTGCACCATCTTCAAGAGTGGCGCCAATTGTTAATAATACGGTATCGGATGCAGGAACAGTTGCTCCATAAACAATCCAGTTTTTATCTGTGGTGCTTGATTCACCAGTCTTGCGTACTGCAATTCTATAAGTTGCACTTGTACCTGCTTGATTACAGATTGCAATTGTAGAAACAACTGCTGCTGCACCACTTGCTGCATAAAGGGCTCCTTCAGTTGTAGCACCTAATGTTGAAGTGGCTACTTGGCCTAGGACTTTGTATGTTGTTGCCATTTGACTCCTTAAGTAAAGGTACGGATAAGATACCTAATAAAATTTTACTTGCACTGGTAAACAAGTAAAGGTTAATTGGTACGGGCTGCTTATGTGGGCTAAAGTATCCCTATGAATTTGGTGCAAAAATCGGTTTCTCAAGGGGGCAAATTAGTACCCTTAATTCTACCCCACTCAGCCGCCGCTGGTATGGGCTTAATGAACCCCTCTATTTTTGTTGATAATGACGGGGATATTCTTGTAAATATTCGTCACGTAAACTACACATTGTATCACTCTGAAAAAGATCAGAGATTTTTTAGTCCTTGGGGACCCCTGTCTTACTTACATCCTGAAAAAGACCAACGGCTAGTTACAACCAACTACCTAGGCCGTCTTGACAAGGATTACAACTTAATTAATTTTACTAAAGTTGATTACTCAAAGTTAGATGTTCCATCTCTATGGGAGTTTGTTGGCGAAGAGGATGTCCGCATTACTCAGTGGGATGGCAATTATTATTTAATTGGTGTCCGTCGTGATACCACGACCAATGGGCAAGGTCGTATGGAGTACTCAAAAATTAAATTAGATAAAAAGAACTGGACAGCCACAGAGGTTCAACGAGTACGTATTCCACCTCCTATTGATGTTAACTCTTACTGTGAAAAGAATTGGATGCCTATACTTGATATGCCTTATCACTTTGTTAAATGGGCTATGCCTACTGAGGTTGTTAAGGCTAATCCTGATAAGTCTGAGTGTGAGCAGGTACTGATAAAGGAAACTCCGCCAATTTCTCCTGATCAACGTGGTGGTACAAATGTAATTGCTTGGGGCGATTACTACATTGCATTTACTCATGAAGTTGCACTTTGGAAAAATTATTTAAATCAAAAAGACTCTGTATATAGACATAGAATGATTGTTTGGGATAAAGAGTTTAACTTTGTTGGCATTACATCTTCATTTGCCTTTTTAGATACTCCCATTGAATTTTGCGTCGGTGCTGCAGTTATAAAAAAGAATTTAGTATTAACTTTTGGTGTTCAAGATAATTGTGCCTTTGTTCTTGAAGTTCCTAAGAAAGTTGTTAATGAAATGATTACGGAGGCTATGTCTTATGGACGTTAAAGAGTTAGCCTTAAAATTGGCTGAAAACCCCTTTGATGTTGAAATTAATTTTAATTTGGCTACTGCTTATGAGGAGCAGTTGCAGTACGCATCTGCTGCTGGATTTTATTTAAGAGCGGCTGAATATGGATACAAAACACACCCACTAATTACATACACCTCTTTGTTAAAGATGGCTATGTGTTGGGGTGCTCAAGGTGATAGAAATAAAACTGTGTACAACAATATTATGCAGGCTATTGCTTATCTGCCAAATAGACCAGAGGCTTACTTTCTAGTATCTAGAATTAAAGAACGCAACAGAGAGTATCAAGAGTGCTTTACCTATGCAGAGTTAGGGTTGTTATTTGCAACCAATGCTTACAACCAACCTCTTCCAGGGTACGTTGAATACAATGGTACATACTGCTTATTGTTTGAAAAGGCTGTTGCTGGATGGTGGATTGGGCGCAAAAGTGAAAGCAAGACCTTATTCCAGCACCTGCTAGATGATCATGCTATGACTGAAGAGTACGTAAATGGTTGCCTTAATAACTTAAAGTTGTTTATCTGATGTTTCCTAATTGGTTTAAAGATGTAGAGAAGTACTTCAGACATGTGCCAAGTGTTCCACTTCGTGCATTACAGATTGGTACCTACACAGGAGATGCCACAGAATGGCTATTAAAGAACCGCACTATTGAGTTTTTAGATGATGTAGATACCTGGGAAGGTAGCAAAGAAACCGCACATAAATCTTTGGACTTTGTTTCAGTAGAGGCTTACTATGATTCAAGATTTCCAAAGGATGGAAGAATCTTAAAGCACAAGATGACCAGTGATGAGTTCTTTAGTCGTAACGCTAGTTCATATAACTTTATATACATAGATGGCGACCACACCGCCTTACAGACCGCTATAGATGGCCTAAATGGCTTCAGACACCTGGAATCAGGTGGGGTGATGGCATTTGATGACTACCTCTGGAACTACGGCGGAGGGGAGTACAGAGAGCCTAAGAGGGGCGTGGATTGCATTCTTAATCTCTGTAAGGGTGAGTACACTCTAATTGAATCGGGCTATCAGGTATGGATTGAGAAGTGCTAGATAACGCCTGCTTTGAGGTCTTTCATACTGATACTGGAAATAGATTAAGAAATAAATCTTATGAGGGCATTTTAAATTCTATGTCTTTCTTACCTCGTCTTGGCTCTCCTACTATGTATTTAAATACCGCTGATAAGGCTGAGGCGTTTATTAATCAGACACCAGAGTTTAAAGTCAATACCGTAACTGACTTCTGTAAGCCAGGAGAGACCTTTCCACCAAGTTCTGGCGTTGTGGGAGTTTGGGCAAGTACTTACTTGGCTTATAAAAAGTTTTTAGAATCTGATAAAGATGTGTTAATAATTTTTGAAGATGACATAGTTATTAGTAAAAACTTTAAAGTTATTGCTGAGATGTACATGGGTGAACTTATGCCTGTATGGAATTTCTTTTCATTTTTTGTTCCCGATGATTCTTTGTTTGCTTATAATGAATCTGAGCACGACTTAGGTGAAAAGTATATTTGTAAGTCATATCAACAGTGGTCTTGTGCTGGGTATGCAGTTAGTAGACAAGGTGCAGAAAAGACTATTGCTGATGTTGAATCTAAAGGAATTAATTGCCCTATAGATTGGTATATATTTAATTTTCGAATGAAACATGAAGAAAATCAAATAAAATTTAATACCTATACAGTAAAACCACAAGCATATAAACCTATAAAGTTTTTATTAGAGGCAGCGCAATACAGTCAGATTCATAACGGTAGTACAGAACTTCTTTAGTTACATTCCACCCAACATAAGGATATCTGCAACAGTTGCACCTGATCCTGATGTTAATGGATTTGTATTAAATCCAACGTATTCTGCATCCCAAGAGGCAGCGGATGTTCCAGATGTAAGGATACAAGAAACCTTAGCACTTGTTCCAGCAGGTATTACAATAACTGTATTACCGCCAGATGATTGAACTGTAACGCTATCTGTGCTGTTGTTTTCAATAATAAATCTTTGACCAAGAGTCATTGTGCTTGCTACTGGAAGAGCCACTGTCTGAGTTGTGGTACCAGTAAAGAATTGTTGATTATTGCTAGAGGCTGTAAGAGTTGTAGTACCTGCAGCAGTTGCTGTAGTGGTATACCCTAATTTTAAGTTATCAATTACTGGAAGTGAAAGTGTTGGTCCAGTGCCAAATACAGCAGCACCAGTACCAGTCTCATCGCTAAGGGCAGCCGCTAAAGCAGCAGAGTTAGCGTATGTGCCTCCAGGACCCTGAAGACCTTGTGTACCTTGAGTTCCATTTGTACCTTGAGTACCTGTAGCACCCTGTGCTCCTGTTGCACCTTGAGAACCCGTAGTACCTTGAGTACCCTGCGCTCCAAGTGTGCCCTGAACTCCCTGGGTACCCTGAGTTCCTTGAACACCTTGAGCGCCTAAAGTTCCTTGAGTACCTTGAGTTCCAGCACCTGTTGCACCTTGTGCACCGATTGGTCCTTGGCTACCAACAGTTCCTTGTGTACCTAAAGTTCCTTGAGATCCGACGGTACCTTGCGTACCTGTGTCACCTTTATCACCAGTACGAGCAAACGTAATTAATACATCGTCAGAGTTTGAAAGAGTTCCATTACCAGATACATAAGAACAGTTAACTGTAAACCAACCAGTATTGTCTGTAAGAGATGTAATGGTGTATAACTTAAATACGTTTGGGTTAAACTTCTGTGAGACACGGAAGTGACCCTTGATAGTTGAGGATGAGTCATCAATTGTGTTTAAAAATGTTGATAAGTCTGTTGCAGCATCATTACTTGCATCTATGTACAAGGCTGTAGCAGATGCGGGAGTTGCATTATTAAAACGCAAATTTCCAGTACCTGGATCAGCATTAGTTGTGCTTGTAAGGAAAGTGTAATCAAATGTAGCACCACCAAATGAACCTTCAGCACCTTGAGTACCTAAAGTTCCTTGTACACCTTGAGTACCTTGGGTTCCTTGGCTACCTACAGTGCCTTGAGTACCTTGGGCTCCAAGAGTTCCTTGAGTTCCCTGAGTACCTTGAGTACCTTGAGTGCCCTGAGTTCCTTGAGCACCGACAGTTCCCTGTGTGCCCCCAGTTCCTTGCGCTCCTACAGTTCCTTGGCTACCAACGGTTCCCTGTGATCCAACTGTACCCTGAGAACCAAGAATTCCCTGAGTACCTTGAGTACCTTGAGTACCTTGGGTTCCTAAAGTTCCCTGTGAGCCTACGGTTCCTTGCGCTCCTACAGTTCCTTGAGGTCCTTGTATACCTTGAGCACCTGTGGTTCCTTGAATGCCTTGAAGACCACCATATGCAAGCGAGTTCCACGCTGTAGAACCATTACCAATTTTTAATTTTCCAGTGTCAGTCTCTGTCCCAACTTCGCCTGCAGCAAGTGTTGGATTATTTGCTGTCCATTGAGCCGCAGTACCACGACGTAATTT